TCCACAGAAAAATTAGGCTATCCAGAGCAAAGTGCGACGAATCTAATTCAACTCTTTGATCCTACAGATCAATTCATTTCTAACCTTACTACAATAATAGTAGTATATTTTAATGAGAACAATGAGCTTCCTCCCCCCAGTATTCTATTAGAGCATTACGTAGAAGGAATAGAATTAAAGGAACTCGAGATTCTTCTTGAAAAAACAATTAACTCCAAATTGCAAAAGTGGGGCACTCCTACTTATCAATTTAATAAGATCAAAAATCTCAATCTTAAAAATGATAGCAAGTACGATCCGTTATTCGTATTAGCTTGCCAGAAGATCTGTGACCAAAGCTCTACCAAATCATTCGGCGCACGAATGAAAGATCTCAAACCATTAGGTATCTCCGAAGCTACTTGGACGAGTTGGATGAACATTCCCTCGTACTTCGAATACGCACAAAAGATGGTTAAAAAGCAATTAGAGACAGTTAGTGAAATCAATGCAGCCAATTCATTATCTCATCTTATTCAGAAGGAAGATCTCCAAGCAATTAAGTACTACCATGAATTGACGGGCAGATTCAAACCCGCACAATCAGAAAACAATATGAACCTCCAATTCATGATTATTACTTTACTAGAAATCCTAGTAAAGCACGTAGACGCATCCATCATAGATACAATAGCCACAGAACTCGAAGATACCCCTGTAGGGGAACTACTCAAAAATAATTAGAAAGAGGGATTATGTTTATAAGTATGATAGCAGATACCAATGTAAGTCTAATTACAGTCCTAGTAGTTTTAGCCATTATTGCATTAATCATCTGGATTGTCATTCACATTCGAGGCCGCTGATGATAGATTATGATTTTAATAGAAACGAGTGGCTCTACTCAACGAGTCCACCTATAACTGGACCTTCTTGGAATCCCAAAGACATCAGATTTTTCAACATCCATTATACCGGGGACTCAAATTCATATGCCGGTAAGTCAGAACAAGCTATACTGAATAGTATTCAAAAAGACTACCAAAATAATAGAGGGTATAGTTTTGGATACTCCTCAGCTGTAGGTCTGAGCGGAAGCACTTATGAAGGTAGAGGGGATACTTATAGGGCTGCTTCAAATGGGATGGAAAACAACTACGGGATGGACAGCCCAACTATAGGGGATAACTTAGAGATCTTCTCATGTCTATTAATTGCTGGTGTCCCAGATATTCCATCCGCACAATTAGTTAATGGAGTCAGAAAATTATATCAATCAGTTATTGATAGAATAGGTCGAGAATTAATTATAAATGGACACAGAGATATGGCACAAACTGCTTGTCCCGGAGATAAAATTTATAGTTTAATTCAGAACAAAACCTTTTATCCAGTAGAAAGAAGTAAGGATGACATGGAAACACTCCGAATCCCCAGACGAATTATTGACACCAGGGAATCTAATAGTCCTGTTACTGGTGCTAGGTCTTTTGATATTAAGCCTCGTTCCGCAAGTGTTGTTGATGCAGAAATTACAGTTACTGCTATTCCTCTTACAGCTGAAGCAGGATACGCAGGATTGGGTCCAACAGACTCTTTCTCTAATTGGACTCAAGATGATATAAATAAACCAATTCCTCATACTTTCAGTGCTCCTGTAAGTAATGGGGTAGTTAGCTTATATTTCTCAACTAAGTGTCACGTCATCATTACTGTGAGAGCCGAAGGATGAGATGGCTAAATTTGAATTCACAAAGGAAGATCTTCAAGCCATTAAGACGGCATTTAATACATCCATTCTAGTAATTCTATTCACTAGTCTGAATATTATATTTGACTGGAACATAACTGTAGAACACTTGCTGCCATTCGTCCCGATTATTTTCGTAGTATTGGGAATGTTCTATAGAGCTAGTCTGGTTATTACTAAGAAGTGGCCCAACATGGGCTACATTCTATTTGCCGCTCGTGGAGATAAATCAGAAGATGGCTCGTAAAGAAGATACAGTTCCTATGCAGGACCTTAAGAGATTATTGATTAATCAATTAAGGAAAGCTAAGCAAGCTCCTGGTATCTACGGTTTTAAGGCGCATCCAAAACAAGTCCAATTTCTTACCAGTAAGAAAAAGGGCAAGATGATGATGGGCGGTAACCGTGTAGGTAAGACTGTATCCGGCGGTGCTGAAACAGTTATGCGTTTAACAGGCGTACATGAGTTTCAAGGAATAGATGGATTCACATATAGAATTAACAACTTCCCTAAACCACCCGTTAGAGGTAGAGGGGTATCTGTTGATAATGACCGAGGACTTAAGCTCATCATGCTTCCGGAGATTAAACGCTGGATGCCCTCCAAATTTTTAATTAACAATAGTTGGGAAGATTCCTACAGTAAGACAGATAAAATTCTCACGTTGAATAATGATTCCACGATGGAGTTTATGACTTATGAACAGGACGTAGATAAATTTGGTGGTACAAGTAGACATTTCATTTGGTTTGATGAAGAGCCTCCGCAGGATATATTTGAAGAATGTCTAACTCGTCTAATTGATACTGATGGGGATTGGTATATCACAATGACCCCCCTACAGGAAATGAGTTGGACTTACAATACTTTATACTTACCTGGACTAAACAGGAAGATTGACATAGAGATCGTTGCAGCCGATACTTATGAGAACCCGTACATCAAGCAGGAAGCGTTTGAGCGACTTACTCTTACTATGTCGGACGAGTCTAAAAGTACTCGGCGAACTGGTAATTACATTAGTCACACGGGATTGATCTACGGAGAATCTTTTAAGCGGGAAAAGAACGTATGTCCAGACTTAGTACAGTCTGATCGTTTTAGTATATTAAGAGACGAGTGGTCTCATTTTCAAATGATGGATCACGGATATACTAACTACACAGCTATTTTGTTTGCGGCGTATAATGAGGACGGGAAGATAATAATCTACGATGAGATTTACATCAATAAAACGATCATCAGAGATATTGCCACTCTCTGGAAAGACCGCAGACAATCTCTCGGGATCACCACTAAGTATTCTGTTGGAGACCCAGCCATACGGTCGAAAGACCCAATTAAGGGTAGTTCTATTCAATCTGAATACGGGGAAAACGGTATATTCATCGCCCTGGGAAATAATGACGTCCAATCAGGTATTACACTTGTTCAACGAATGTTCAAAGAACAGCAGTTAATCATTACTAGTAGGTGTGAAAACCTACTAGGTGAAGTAACTCAATACCGTTGGGATAGGCATTTAACTAAAGCCCGAGATAGGAAGAATACAAAAGAGACTCCTATCAAAAAGAACGACCACGCAATGGATGCTCTACGTTATGGAATAATGAGCAGACCAAAACGCTTTAATGATATTCCTGAGAGGGAAATCCCTGTAGGGATACATATAGTCTCGCCAGCTACTGATTTTGATTGGGAACTGGTAAATAAAACTAACCAACATATCGACGAATTTTTAGGAAGTGAAGTATGAGGCCCGTTCAAATTCTTGATCTACCTGTGACTGATCCTTATGTGTGCATTAAGTGTGGGCTTGGTGCTGGTTCTGACCGGCGTCATTATATTGATCTTGGTGTGGATTCATTATTAAAAGAAAAAGACCCTACAGGACAGTTGCATGTATTTGATGGAGTAATCTATCTGTGCAATATGTGCATGATGAGTTTAATTGGCGACTATCTTGGTCAGTTGTTTGGTTTTATTAATAACCAAGAACTAGGTTTCAATATGTCTCAGGCTGAAAGAAAAGAGCAAATTGATACCTTAGAGAATGAGATCTTTACTTTGCGTGAGCAGTTGAATAAGCGGGATGACGAACTCAAAGAAGCCAAACTTCAATTAGTAGAGTATGAGAATCAGTCTGCGGAAGAATTAGTGAAGGGTATTTTAAATGGACGAGATAATGAGAATGATGCTGGAAGTGATCCAGACTCAGAGGGAACAGATCAAAGTTCAGATGGAAACTATACAACAGCTGAATCTCCTGATCTTACGGCCGACTCTTTATTCCAACTCCACCTCGGGATCGCCCATAGTAACAATCCCTGACTCCGAAAATGAATTTGAAGAACAACAGCAGGAAGAAATCTACTTAGATGGGCTATGGGGTGATATAAATGGAGAGCTTGATCGGGAAAACTCCGGATCAGAAATTGGTAATTGAGTACTTAGATAAGTTTCGTGCTTGTCAGTCTCAACGCCAGCCATTTGAAAAAGAATGGTACAATAATCTAGCCATGTATTTTGGTCGTCATTACATGCAATGGCTTAGTTCTCCTACCAATACTGGCATGGCTATGGTATTACCTCCTGCTGCTGCTTGGCGAGTAAGACTTGTTTCTAATAGAATCAAGACTATCATTCGCAAAGAGAATGCTAAATGCAACAAAGAGCGTGGACAATTTTTTGTAATTCCTGCTACACCTGATGATGAAGATCTAGCCAAAGCTCGTATGGCCGAAGCTGTGTCTGAACAACTCTTAGTCAATAATGCTTTCGATCTTCGTAAGAGGGAAGCTAATTTTTGGCGTGGAGTCTGCGGTACTGGATTTATGAAAACATACTATGGGAAAGATGTTGAATTCTTAGCTCCCACGCCCTTCCATTTGTGGGTTCCCAACTTAGAAGAAGTAGATATCCAGAAGCAAGATTTTGTTGTTCATGGAATCGCTACTACTTCACAAGCAGTAATGGACCAATACAACGTCCAGGTAGAACCCGATACTACAGCAGATAATCCAGAATCCAAGTTTAGGCAGAGTCTAGGGATTGACAAGAAAGGTAAAGAACTAGACCATGTTTTTCTTAAAGAATTCTGGATTAAGCCCTGTAGGGAATTTCCTAATGGTGCAATGTTTGTTATTAGTAATGAGCAACTTATTTATATTGCTGAGGACCCCCCAGAATTCCAGAAAGATTCAACAGGACAACCAGTTCTTAAGGATGGGAAGCCAGTTGAAATCCCTAAGCCTAAGTCCAATGTTGTGGGTGGTAGTGCTGTTGAGTCAAAGTTTCCTTATGAGCACGGAGAATATCCGTTTGCTAAAATAGATCATATTCCTACAGGTAGGTTCTATGCAGAATCTACTATTAAGGATTTAATTCCTATCCAGAAAGAATACAACAGATCAAGAAGTCAGGCAATTGAAGCACGAAACTTAACATCTAAGCCTCAGTGGAAAGTTCCAATGGGTTCTGTAGATATTAAGAAGCTTACTGCTCAGCCTGGATTAGTGGTTGAGTATACCCCTGGGTTTGATCCTCCTGAGAGAGTTATTCCTCCTGAGTTGCCAGCATATTTTATGCAGGATCAGCAGGCTAACTTGAATGATATGGATTACATATCTAATCAGTTTGAGATCACTCAGGGCAGAACACCTCCGGGAGTTGAAGCAGCCTCAGCTATTTCATACCTACAGGAAGAAAATGATTCTATTCTTCTGGATACAATTACTTCATTAGAAGAATGTGTTGAGCGAATTGGTTACCAAGCTATTATGCTTGCTAAGCAATATTGGGACCCACAAAAGCTCGTACAGATTATGAGCGGTAATCAGGTCTATGAAGTAATGCAATTTAAGACTAATAGTTTGCCAGATCAAGTAGACTTTAGAGTACAACACGGATCTATGGCTCCTCGTTCACGAGCGGCTAAGCAAGCTTTTATTCTTGAATTGATTGATAAGCAATTAATCCCTCCGATGGAAGGATTAAAATATCTTGAAATGTCTGAAACCGCTCGTTTGTATGATGAATTGTCTATTGATACAAGACAAGCTGATCGTGAAAACTTTAAAATGAAGAGTGTGCAGCCTCCAACTCAAATGCCACAGGATGGAATGCAATCTCCTATGGGAATGGTTCCTGGACAACAACCTCAACCTGTTCAAAGTCCTGTTCAAGTTAATGAGTTTGATAACCATCAGGCGCATGTTTATTGTCATACGAAGTTTATGAAGTCGCAACAATATGAACAACTTGATCCTCAGATCCAACAGTTGTTCTTAGATCATTACAAAGTTCACCTAGTTATGTTAGGACAACAGTACCAAGATGCCGGAACCACTGGAGACCAACAATCTGGGGGAAATTCAGCTCAACCTTCCTCAAACGGACAGCAACAGCCAGTCCCAGCCTGACGAATACGTTAATGATTTTTTAAGTAAGGTTGATCCCGTTGATCGTCCTTATGTTGAGAAATATTACAAAGATTGGGGCGCTGGAGTTACACAAAAGTTCCAAGATTATTCGGAACGAATCAAGCCGTGGGAAGAATTGGGTGCTGATTATGAGTCAGTTCAAGCTGCAATTGCTACAATGCGCTGGGCTGACTCTGATCCTCTAGCCTTTTATAACGCTATCAAAGAACAATTAGAAGAGATGGAACTCTTGACAAACGACAACAACACCCAACTAAATACTGCTCCAACTGTTCCTCCTGAATTTGATGGGGTTCCTGAAGCCTTCGTTAAGGAACATTTGGAACTTCGCTCTAAGGCGGAGAAGTTCGACAAGTTTATGTCTGATTATGAGAATGAGAAAAATACTACTCAGAATCAGCAACAGCTTGACAAAATCATGTCTGAGCTGCATACTAAGCACGGACGATTCGACGAGGATGCAGTTCTCGCACGAATGATTAAAGGGATGAATCCTGACGATGCAGTTAAGGATTACATCAAAGTAGTATCGGAAATCAGCAATCCACAAAAACAAGCTCCGCCTCCCGTATTAGGTAGCGGTAGAACAGCTGTGGATCAAGTTGATTCTTCCAAGTTAAAAGACAACAAAACACGTAAGGCACTTGTTGCCGAAATCCTTGGAGGGATTGATTCATAATGCCAGCTACCTTGACTACCGTGGACGGTATTCTTAAGGAAGTATACGAGGGTCGCATTAATGACCAGCTTAATGAAGAGCGGGTTACCATTAAGCGAATCGAACGTACTTCGGATAACGTCACTGATAATATTGGCGGTAAGTATGTTGTGTTCCCTGTACGTTCAAGCAGGAATACAGGTATTTCTTACCGAGACGAATCTGTCCAGTTAGCTGATGCTGGACAACAGGGATACAAAGCTGCTCAGGAAAGACTTAAGTACGGTTATGGCCGAGTTAAGTTCACTGGGCAAATGATGCGTCTTGCTCGTACCAATCCTCAGGCATTCTCGAATGCCCTTGATGAGGAAATGGATGGACTTAAGCAAGATATTGGTAAGGATGAGAACCGAATTGCTTGGGGACACCCCGATCAAGGTGGTCTTGGAGTTACAGGAATTGTTGCCAAGCTTACTAGCTCGCCTGCTGCTGGTACGACATTTACTGTTGATACAGTTCAGTGGCTTGAAGTTGGTATGCTTGTTGATACTGTCAACTCAACTGGTCCTGTTATTACCAACGCTGGTACTCTCATTACCGCATTAAACCGTACCACTAATACTGTTACTGTTTCAGCTGCCATTACTTCTACGTCAGGTTTTTACTTGGCTCGTACTGGCAACTACAACAAGGAGCCTTATGGTTTCTCTAACATTATTAGTGCTACTGGCGTTCTCCACAACCTTAATCCTGCGACTGCTGGACAAGAGTTTTGGTCATCGTTTGTTGATACGACTACCACTACTCTTACCGAACTCGCAATGATTGGTATGGGCGACGCTATTCGTC